TTGCTACACCTCCCTATACCTTTCTCTTCCCTATTGGTATACCATTTATTATATCATAAATTTCATTGATATAACACCCCGCTTTTTGCCCGTATTTGCTGAAAAGTTTAGTTTTGAATATCTCCGCAAATCTCACAAAATCCCGCTATTTAGTAACAAATTAGTAACAGATTACATCAGGTCATTGACCCTTGCCTGTACTGCTGCATAATCATAACCTTCTGCGGTGATTCTGTTCTTACGATCAGCACCGTTTCCATACTCACCACGGATGACTGCCCTTGCAATTTCATCAATGGATTTCTTAGGTGTTCCGCAAAGTTCATTGACCTTGTTCTGAACTGCGGTGTAATCATAACCCGCCTGTTCAATGCGGTTCTTTCTGTCCTGACCGTTGCCCCAAGCACCATTGATGACTTCCTGTGCAATTTCATCAACAGATTTCTTTGGTGTAGTGTCTACCCCTAAAATCTCATTGACCTTTGCCTGAACCTCATCATAGTTGTACCCGGCTGCTTCAAGTGCTGCTTTACGATCAGCACCATTGCCATACTTGCCGTTGACAACATCCTGTGCAACTTCATCCACTGACTTTGAAGGTGTCTGCTGTGCAGCACCGTCATATTGTGTAAGGTTGTTATCTCTGATAACACGCATCAGGTTTGTTACATAAGTGCTTGATGTTGCATAGCCATCTGCCTTGATGTTCTCCACATAAGTCTGTGGGTCTGTAACCCCTTTAAGGTTTGCATATCTTGAATAGTTGATGAAATCAAAGTAACCCTTGACACCATCTTCCATAGAATCAAACACACGGAAATTGTCACGAATGTTCGTGTGAACGCCCGGTGTATATTCCTCTGATGTTGCCATGTTGACAGACTTACCAGTCCAAGCACTTCCGCACTTCAAACCAAAATAGTTGTGATATTTGGCAGCAAGGCTTGACTGTCCCCACCCTGATTCAAGAATTGCCTGTGCAATGATCGGACTGTGTACCTTGATACCATACTGTGCAGCATACTTGATGACATAGGCTGCAATCTGTGAAATAAATGTCTGCTTATCCATAATTATTTACCCTCACTTTCTGTCTTTTTCTGTAAAATATCAATAGCCTTGGTGATGACTGCCGGGAGTGGTAACCCCATAAGACCCGCATTTTCCACAAGGGAAATTGTTTCATTGGCAATGAACGCAATGATTACTGCATCCCTGATGTAATTTGTGCCAATGACAAGATCAAGGCGGTACGCAACCAGTACAAAAATCAGAGTCATGCACTTTCTGCAAAGACCTTTCCACCCCGCCTTACTTTCAAGTGAACCTGTGTCTGTCTTGGGACTGTTCTTGAACACCCCCGCAACAATCAGTCCTGAAATATAATCAAGACCCATGAAGATCAGAAGGGTTGTAAGTCCCGCATCCCAACCACCAAAAAAAGATGCGATTGCTGAACCAATCACACCTAATACACTGCAAATAGTCTGTTTCATTTTCTCTGTCCTTTCTGAACATAAAAACAACCGCTTGTGACCTCATATAAGGGTCATATAGCGGTTGTTTTTGTTCCTGTGATAATTTCCTTGTCTGTTGATTACTCTGCTAATTCAGGGCAATCAAGGTCAATCAGAACTTCCTTCACTTTGTCCTTGATTTTCTCAGGTACATCAGCAAAGGTTTTCTTGCCCTTAATGATAAGGGTTGCATAGATCACTGCCATAGATTCCACATCCTTTCTGAATAAAATTTTTATGATGAACTGAAACAACATCAGTTACCACCTTCTGCCAGTTCTGGGTGTCCTTCATCAATAAGCACCTGTTTGACTTCATCCCTGATCTTGTCAGGAACATCATTGATTGACTTCTTACCCTTGATGATAAGTGCTGCATAAATGTTTGCCATATTCTCACCCCTTCCTTATGCCATCATTTCATAGATTTCACACATGGCTTCCTGTGCCTGTGTCATCTGATCTTCCAAAGATGCGTTCCTGTCATCAATCATTTTGATGTATTCATCCTTGGTGTACTGGGTCAGGTCATATTCATAACCAGTGAACCCCGGCTGTTCATCTGTCCCGGCTTCTGTGACCGGGGTGATGTTCTCTGCAATCCAAACTGAATAGTCATCAATGACCTTCTGTTCAGGCTGCTTTGTACTGCGTACTTTTCCGTACTTTTTCATGCTTTTTACCACCTTTCTTGATATGATCTTTATAGTACCTATCAGCATAAGGCTGAATTGGTTCAATATATTTTTCAGACAATCGGCTGCTATCACAATATTTCAACCAACCCTTATAGGAATTGATTGCACACCATTCTGAATAGTTCATTTCCTGACCGCTTTCAATCTTCTTCCTGATTGCGGTCATTTTCCGTTCAAATTCCTGACAGGTGGATTTTCTAAGAAGGGTATCTTTCAAGAAAATCCTGTACCCTACAAAATCAATATCCCGGATGAACGAAGGGAATATCTGATAGTTGCCTTTTATTCTTAATTTCAAATTCTGTATGAAATATTCATTGATTTCTGCAAGTAACTGATGCAGTTCTTCTTTGGTTCTTGCAAAAATACAAATATCATCCATATAACGGTAATAGTGCTTTACCCGCTTAACTTCTTTTATCCAGTGGTCAAAACCTGATAGGAAGAAATTGCCATCATACTGTGAAAAGTAATTCCCTATTGGAATACCGACACCTTCAATGAAGTCCTTGCCGTTTACCTTCACTATCTTGATTTCATTACCACAAGACCGATAAAATTCAATGTTTTCATCCGTTGCCGGACAAGTGCTGATTGAATCAATTACTTCATCAATCAGTTCAAGCAGTTCAGGATCTTTGTACTTCCGTCTGAACTTCTGTTTTAGTGTTTCGTGGTCAATGGAAGGGTAAAATTTCTTGCAGTCTATTTTCAAACAATAGGTCATTTCTTCCGGCACGGTATCAACCGCCAACCGTAACTTCTTGTATGCTGCATGAATACCCTTGTTTGGTATTGCTGAATATGTGTCATCAGTGAAATACGCTAATAACTGCGGTTCAATCACCTGTAAAACCGCCCATTGTGCAATTCTGTCAGGGAAGAATGGAAGTTTGTATATTTCCCGTTCCTTCTTGCCGTCCTTTTTCGTAAAAGTGGCATATTCCGAAGTTTTGTATAAATGGTTTTGAAGCATCCATTGCAGACCCGCCAAATAGTAGTATGGTCTTTTCTCAATCTGCTGAACTTCCTTGTACCATCCTTTGCCTTTCTTTGCGTGTTGAAACGCAAGATACAGGTTATCCATTGAACAGATTTTTTCATAAAGATTGCCATACCGTTTCACGCTTGTCTGTTCCCTTCTGTATGCACTGAACCGAACTTTCAACCCGTCAGGTGACGGTCTACTAATACAGCCCATGTATTTTGATGTTTTGCCAAGTGGCACGGTAATCAGTTTTCAGTACATTGATTTATAAGAACACCCCGCCATTTCTGACGGGGTGTTTCAAGTGATATTTGTGCATTTACTAACTGACTGCTGATATTCCGATTACGATTAGAAGAAGCATTATTCAGATTCCAATAGAAAGCACTGGTAGTCAAGCCATTATTCCAATTAGCACCTAATTTAGTGACATTGGTTTTTTGTCTTTTTATTGTCTTTCTGCTTGAAAATCGTCATCTTTAGCATCCTGATTACCTAAAATTGTGTGAATTACTGGTTGCCTGTTATGCTGCTACCTTTTTTCGATACACCAACCGACCGCCGACATACCGAGTACGATTAGAAGAAGCATTAGCCAGATACCAATAGAAAGCACCGGCAGCCAAGCCATCATTCCAACCAGCACCCAATCCAGCGACACGCCAACCAGTACCGTTCTGATTCCAACAGTAATCACCAACAGGAAGTGCAGTGTTTCCGTTGAACTCACCCGGTAAGAACAACCAATCAAAATCTTCTGAATAGCAGAAAGCGGAAATATAACCGTTTCCATACTTTGCTGTCATTCCCGTATCTTCATAAGGTGCTGCCTTAATGTCATCAGCAAAACCATGATCTGCAACATAGGTTTCACACTCACCTGTGGTTGCGTTCGCATAGTGATTGATTCCATCAATCCACCACCAAATGTTGCCCCAAAAGTTTTCTTCACCACGATATGACACAATCTGAATACCGTTAGCGTTGACAACTGAACCTGATGCATTACCAAGGGTGATTGTTGCACCTGTATTTTCTGTCATGGATGTTTTACCGTCATCAGTCTTTGAAACTGCACCGTTACCAATGACAGACTGCATATTGAAGGTTGCATATTCAATCAGCATAAGCATCTGTGAAGCGGATGCCGTCTGAACAACACCCTGTTCCCAACCAGTACCACGTTTTTCAGCAAGTTTTCTGATATTGCCACGGGTTGCGTTCTGTGTAAGTCCTGACAGCGGTTTTGCATTAGCAATACTGCATAACATATCAGCAGCAAAGTCAGCAACCTGTGAATCATCAAGAATGTACGCTGATGCAGATGCATCCCAAAGTGAACCTTCAAAGGCTGCAAGATATGCAACATCATTTTCCTGACCATTTACAATGAACGCCGGATGAAGTTTGAATCCCGCCTTTGGTGTATCTGATACATAGTATCTGATTTTTCTTGTGATTGCCCCCTTGGTTCTCTTTTCAGTTTTAAGCGGTACAACCTTGTAATAAAACTTTGGCTGTTCAACCATTACCTGAACGATTGTCCCGGCACTGAATTTCAGGTTTTCATCAGGTGATTCAGTACCTACCGGGTTACGGTCAACCGCCTGTGTCAGTTTTCCAGTAGTGGAAAATCCGGCTTCACCGTAATATGCAGCAACACGCCCGTCATTGGTAAGGTTGCAACGCTTTCTACCACCAAAGGCATTGATTCCGTCAAATCCTGAACCCGCTGAACGGTTTACTGCTCCGGCAAGTCTTGTGAACTTTTTATTTTCAAAATCCACTTCAACACCATAAATGTCACCGTCTGAATATCCAACAAAGGCTTTCAGATCAGCAATTTCTTTTTCAAGTGCCTGAATGTCACCAACCGTTGCATACGCACCAGGACTGACCGCAAGTGATACGTTGTCAGCATTTCCTACTGTGGTATATAACTGTAAGTATGCAGCCGATACCGTAACACCGTTATATGGTGGCATATAACAGTTATTTGACTTTTCAATGCAGACTGCATACAGGATTTCACCCTTGTCAGGGTCAACGGCATATAAGCCAAGTGTACGCATATAGTAACCTTCTTTCAGGTCTACATTGGAATATGCTGCATCAATTTTGATTGCAACCTCATTTGTGCGGGTAACCTTGGAAACAAGGGTTGTCTGCTTGATGTTGCTAAGTGCGGTCAATGCCTGTAACTGACTTTCAGTGTACTGGGTACTGGAAGAACATACTTTTGTAAAATCAATGTTTCCTGACCCGGCAATCATCTTTGCCATAAGTGCCTGACCATTGTTTGTGATGTAAAGTTTTGAATACTCTGCCATCTTATCATTCCTTTCTATGTTGTTTTTATCTCAATGAAGTCTACCTGAACAACGCCGGATGCTGCCTTTGCATCCATATCTGCCCGGATTGTTTCATTAAAATCTGTTGAAATGGTTACCATTGCGGTATCTGTTGCCTTACCACCAAAGTTCACTGTACCCTGAACACTCACTGTTTCCTGACTGTCATTTGTGATGTTCAGCATTTCAGTCTGAACGATTCCACCACCAAAGACTGATGAACCGTTCACATCAAACACTTCCCGGAAATCGTTTGTGATGATAAATTCATTGATGAAGCAGATGCCACCACCAAAAAGAACAGCACCTTTGATGTTGCAAGGGATGCTGTTCTTAGATACAACCACAAGATTTTCAGGAATCATTGTGTTTATGATGTTTTCCAGTTCTTCCACCTGACCATATAATTCAAGGTCAGTGTCAATATACAGTGTGTACCCAGTCTTGAAATCACCAGTCACTTCAAAATCACTGTCACCACAAAGGACAAGCAACTTTTGAAGCAACACTTTCCAAGTGTACGGGATTGTGTTGAACCACTTGCTTTGAACCCTTGAACGCCTTGATTCAAGGGTATCATCAGCAGTTGGGTATATTTTCAGCATCTTTTCAAATCGGCTGATTCCATATTCATCAGCAGTTGAAATGAAGCGGTTACGCAAACACCTGTCAGTTGCCGACCACATCAGACTAAATTCAGGGTTTTCCGCTTCAAGTGCTGCAACGGGTTCTTTGTAACTCTGCATGAATGGCGGTAAGTATGAAACAAGGTCAACTTCTCTTATCATGCAGAAACACCCCCTAACTTTGGTATGCAAAATTCTGTCAAGGTCATATTGCTTGCCGTGCCGTTCAGCTTTGTCCCGGTCACATCCACCACGCCATCAACACCAAGGATGCGGTTTTCAATCTGCGATACCCTGACAATGGTTTGTGATGTTTCTGACCAGTTCTTTCTTAATTCCAAGAAGTACGCATCAACTGCTTCTGCAATGGCTGCCTTGGTATTTGACCAGTTGTGACCTTCTTCAAAGGTTACCGTGGTCTTGACCTCAATACTGACAGGTGATGCACTTGCTACACTGACCACATGACCGATTGGTGCAAGTCCGTAACCTTCCCCGGCAGTTTCTTCCGGGTCAAGTGTCTGCTGAACATATTGAACAAGTGTTGAACTTGCTTCACCATAATCATCAGAATCAGTGATGACTACATGAACAGTACCACCAACCGTCAGTTTCTTGTCCTTGGCTGCATTATATACGGCATCAAGCCACGGTTTGACTGCTGCCGGAACTGTTGAAATGATTGATTCATACCAGTTCTTGACCACTGTACTGACGATCATGTCAGCGGGTCTAATGTCACCATTCCAAACACGCTTGACCTTACATGACCCAACACCTTCAATACTTTTGACCTTTGCCATATAATCAGCGTGGTTGCCACCAAAGGACTGTTCATTGAAGCTGTCAAAGTAACGCTGTCTGAAAACTTCTGTATCTTCTTCATCTTCACCGGGAATAAGTACGCTTGTCAGGCTTGCCGTCTGCAATCCGTCAATATATTCCATTGGTATCATATCCCCAAGGTACTGATTGCCAACAACACCTTCTGTTTCACACTGAACCTTGTATGTTCCCTGTGTGATCTGTTCAGTCACAACATAGTTTATTTCACCGATGTTGAAACGCTTTCCAGTAACATCAATGTTTGTTGGTGTGAACTCACCCTGTAAGATTGCCTTGGTTGCGGGTTCAGGTGAAAGTCCCCTGTCCTTTGCAAGCAAGATCAGAAATTCCCTTGCAGCAGTATCACCGTATGAATTTTTTATCAGATATTCCAACTCAATGTATAAAATCTGAAATTCAATGGCTGTTGAACTATGCAGATCGTAAACAGGGGATGACGGTCTTTTGTCAATTTTGTCAGATACCCGGTTCATCATCCTTTCAAGGATAATGTCATAAGTCTGATCTTCATACATTCTAAATCTTCACCCCCTTCTCTGCTTTAATATCACCGTAAATTGTTTTTACGGTAAAATAGGCATGAACCACACCTTTGACCGTCAGGTCAAATTCAAAGTCGGTCACGCCCGTGATTCTTTCATCAACGGCTAACGCTTCACTGATTCTGCGTTCTAATTCAGGGCAAACCCAAGTGACAGGTTCACCATACAGGTCAAGTGTTTCAATGCCGTAATACCACGGATATATGATGTACTGATACCTTTCTGTTTGCAGTGTTCTGAAAATCATCTGCTTCATGGCATCCTGTTCATCCACAAGACCCCTGACTGAATCACCGTCTAAATCCATTTTATAAGTTAGGCTTGGCTGTGTTTCTATTTCAAAATCTTGGTCAAGAAAACCAACTGTTGAAGGAATCATTTGCCTATCCTATCCACAACAATGAAGCGTTGACCTTCTTGCTGTCTTATCAGGATAACTTCATCACCAACCGCCAAGCCATTGTGAATGATGATCTTCTTTTTTCCTGTAATTTTGTGAGTATGTGCAAGGTTCTTTGACCCTGTGTTTAAGTCAATGTTGCCACCGCTGCCATTGTCACCTTTTACAGTGTGGTTGTGGGTGGAAAGACTGCTTTCAGAAGTCCAGTCAACTGTTACCATTGTGCTGAAATCCGTCACATTTCTTGAAAGAATCAACTGTTTTTCACCAAGTATCATCTTCTGTTCAACATTGATTTTCAAAGGTGAAGCACTCACGACCTCACCAAAATATACATTTACGGGTTTCCCCGCTTCAACCGCTTCAACGGCTGCCCTTTTCAGGGTATCAACAAGTTCATTTGCATCAGGCAACAAATTCACCCCCTCTAAGTGTCAAATCCATCCAATGTTCACCTTCCTTGTAGGTATGCTTGCATTTTTCAACAAGCATCCAGTTTTTCAGTTTTACATCACCAAGGTCAAGGTTGATGACAACCATTGAACCCGCCCGCACTCTGTTGTCACCTAAAGCATTGGTGATTTTCAGGTTACGGGTCTTTTTGTTATACAGTTTCAAAAGGGCATCTGCTTTTGCCTGACCGTTTTCACCTTTCTGCAAGGTGTCAAAATACTGTAAGATACCCCACTTGTTAATGTTGGAAGAATCCTGTGTGATGTAAACATCACGCTTTCCTGTGTCCTTGTTATCATAGGTCAGTTTGATTTTGTTATATGTGTTTTCATCAATAGATGAAGTATAGTCAAAGTTTTGCCCGGTTTCTTCATCAATCATCAGGTACGCCCCCGGAACGCCCACATACATAGATGACAGGCTTTTCAGGGTAAGTTTCCCAAAGTCATCATATAACACATACATTTCCCCGGTATTGGTCAGTGTCAGGTCAAGGGCATTTGCTATCATTTCAAACAGTGAAGTATTTTCTTCAACCCTTGATTCAATGACATACCCGGTATCATCCAGTGTGCCAAGGTTCAGGGCATAATCATCTGCAATCATTTTCACAAATTGGTTTGCCGTCTTTCCTTCATAGACCTTGGTATCTTTATTTTTTAAGTACCTCAACTGATCGTAGGCGGTGACAGTAATGATTTTGTCCTTGGTTCTCTGCTGCTTGAACACAAAACCAAAGAATACATTGTCACCGTCCACCTTCATCCTGACTGGACTACCTTCTGAAAAATCAAGAATGTTGTCATACAGGACTTTGAAAACCAGTTTGCCGGGGGTGTTTTTTCTTTCTGTTGACCATTCAATACCTTCCTGAACAACAGGCTGATATACTTTTGTTCCTGATTCATTCCCAACCAGTAGTTCAACGTACATTGAACAACACCCCTTTCTTATGCTGCCGGAATGGTCAAAACCTGTCCCGGATAAATTAAGTTAGGGTTGCCACCAATAACACCCCTGTTTGCGTTGTAGATCACGGTGTATTTTGCACCGCTGCCGTAAAACCGTTTTGCAATGTTCCACAAACAATCACCACGCACAACCGTATAGGTCTGTGCTGCTGCCGGGGCGGGTGAATTGTTGGTTTCCCGCTTAGGCTCTGCACTTGCCTTTGGCTTGGATGCAGCAATTTTGATGTTGACTGTCTTTGTTCCATAGTCCCGGTACTGTTTCAGATTGAACTTGACTTTGAAGTCAAACCCGTTCTTGGCATCCTCTGAAATTTTGTAATCTTCCAAAGATACCTTCATGTTCGTGTTCAGCAGTTTTTTCCCCACCGGGGTCTTTCTGCACACAATGAACTGGAATGTCTTTTTGCCTGTTTTCAACCCTTCAAAAATATCAAAGAAATATCCCGCTTCTTTGAAACCATTCTTATACACCGCATAAGGATGTTTTACTTGCGGGATTTCTGCTTCAAATTCAATGTCGGTCAACCCGGCTTTTTTCAGGATATTGATTTCACCTTCATTTATCAGGTTGACCGTTTTGTTATTACCATTGATTTTGATACTGATTTTTTCAGGGGTGACAGGAAAAAGGCATTTGTCAAAATACATATCATATCCGCTTCTTGCCATTTATTCATGCACCCCTTCCGTCATATTGTCTACCGCTTCATTGACTGAATCTGTCAGTTTGGTCATAAAACCATCAATGTCATCACCGCTGTTCACGGTGTTCTGCATACCTGACATATCAACATTGATTTCAGCGGTTGTGAATCTGTTAATTGCTTCTTGTTCTGCAATATCACGCAAATACTTCAAATCTTCTTCTGTAATATCCAAAGAATCCTTGATCTTGCCTGTGTTATCGTCAATGTTTCCAATGCCATCACCCACGCCTGAATTTGCTATTGCATCACTGAACCCTGATGTGTAATCACCCACATTAGGAATATCTGTCTGACCGAATACATCCGACAGACTAAAGTTTGAAACCTTATCAGCAACACCGTCACCCCATGCTGCACCCGCATTGAACGCATCTGATGCCCAACCATCCTGAAACGCATCAAAGGTTGTGAAACCTTCATTGAACGCATCACTGATTGACTGGTAATCTTCTTTGTTCCCGGCTGCTTCACTTGCTTTGGCTGCATAGTCATCCGCTGCGGATGAAATGCCGGAATAGTCAAATTCAACAAACGGTAACTTATTCAGTGCTGCACAAATACCTTCAATGACTGAAAGTGCCGTGCTTAACAGGTTATAGAACCATGACTGAATAGAACAGATCGCATTGTGAAATGCTGTCATCATATTAGATGCAAGTGCTGCAATAGCGTTTCCAATACCCAAGGCAATGTTTGCCACGGTCAGACCCAAATTCTTGAAGAACTGAATCACTACGTTCACACCACCAGTAATCACACCGAACCCTGAATTTGCAATACCTGTCATTTTTGCTATTGCTGAACATACCGCCATAATTACCGCAATCAATGCAATAATCAGCACGATAATCCAAACGACAGGACACGCATACAATGCACCGTTATAACCCATCTGTGCAGCAGTTGCAGCCATTGTCTGACCTGTAAGTGCTGCCATAACACCGATTTTTGCAGACATTGCCACTGAATGAATTGCTGTTGCAGCTGCGGATGCAATTTCTATTCCCTTCACAATGCCAAGGTATGCTGCATATACAGCCAGTGCAGCAATGACACCGTAAATGATTGGACTGATAACAGACCAATTATCCGCAATGAACCCGCCGACAGTTCCGACCAGTTCAAAAATATTCAGAAGGATATTCGCAAGGGTTGCCATTGCTTCAATAGCACCCTGAATGAAAGTCTGAAATGCTTCACTATTGGCTAAATCGTTCAGTCTTTGAAGAACAGGCTGAAATGCAATCAGTGCGGTGTTCTGCATTGACTGCCATATCTGCCCCCAAGTCATAGGCATTTCATTGAATTTGCTGTTAATGTCATCAGCAGCAGAAAAGATTGCTGCCTTGACTACATCAGCGGAAAGTTCCCCATCCGCTGCCATTTCTCTGATCTTACCGATTGGAACATCAAGATAGTCCGCAATGTTCTGAATCAGGTTAGGTGCTTGTTCAAAGATACTGTTCAATTCATCACCACGAAGGACACCTGAACCAAGTGCCTGTGATAACTGCAATTCTGCGTTTGCTGCTTCTTGGGTGCTTGCCCCGGCAATCGTCATCTGTTTTTGAATCAGATCAGCAAAAGCAACAACTTCTTCCGAACTGCTGAACGCATCCTTTGCGTTGTTACCAAAACGGGCAACAACAACAGCCATCTGACCGAATGAACCCCTTGCATCCTGTGCTGCTGCATATACCATGTTGACAAGTTCAGCAGTTGTCTGAACCCCGTCATTCATCATGTTCAAACGGGATGTTGTCTGAACAAGTTCATCTGAAATGTTCAGTGCTTTCCCAACTGACTGAATACTGATATAGGCTGCAACTGCCCGTTTGATGGTATTGGTCAATTCATTTGCCTGTTGTGTTCCGGCTGAAATTTCCTGATTAAAACGCCCCTGTTCATCCACATTGTCACGGATGTACCTTTCTGTGTTGCCAACAGTTTGTGACAAACGCAAATAGGCATCATTGGCAGCAGAAACATCCATGTTCTGCATTGCCTGATTCAGTGAATTTTGTTCCTGAATAGCCTGATTCAACTGCATACGCAACTGTTCCAGTTCTGCATTTGCATTGTCTGCCCCAACATTTACCGGGTTGTTCTCAATCTGCTGAATCCGCTGTTGAATTGCAGATAACCGCTGTTGCATGGTGTTCATATCCTGAACTGCTGCATCCGGCAGTATATCCATTCCCTGTGCGGTCTGTGAAATCCTTGCCTGTGTGGTGTTCAGTGTGTTCAACATATCGTTTGCACTCTGAACTTCTTGCTGAAATCGTTCAACACCTGTTCCTGTGAACACATCCATCCCGTCAGTTTCCCACTGAATAGGTACGTTGACAGGGTCAGGCGGTGCGTTTGGCTGAATTTCAGGTCTGATTGGTTCAGGATTTTCAACCAAAGGGTCAGGAAGTACCGGGTCAACAGGTACAGGAATCGGTTCTTGATTTCCACCATCCACAACAGGCGGTGCAATATCAGGTGCGGTCTGTCGGCTTGCTGCCTGATTCATTGCTTCAATGGCAGCGGTTGCCTGATTGATTTCATCCCTTGCACCTTCAATACTGCTTGTATCAATATCAGCGTTCATTGACTGCTGCATATCATACATTGCAGACACGGCAAGGTTCACTGAACTGATGATGTTGTTCAACACTCCGCTGAATTGGTCATTAAGTTCAATACCTGTCTGAATAGATGACACCTGTTTCACCGTCCTTTCTTAGTGTTTTTTCTTTGCCCTTGCTTCTGCCTTTTTCTTTTCCTTCTTGTCATGCTCTGCTTTCAACTTGATTGAAGCAATCACAAAGGCTTTTTCCTGTTCATCCATAGCCAAGAACACTGATGGAAGAATGTGAAGTTTTAGAAGGGCATAGTAAGCATAATTTGCTTCACCGTCCCCTTCTTCAATTAGTTTTTTGCTTCATCAACCTTTTCATCAAGTGACTTGGTAAATCCCTGAAACTTCTGCATCCATAACTGGAAGTCCTGCATTTCCCCGGCATCATCAACCATTGCATAGACCAAATCTTCCGGGGTCATCACACCGTAACTGTCCTGTAACTCTTTATCGTAAAGGTCAGGAAACACCGTTGACTTCACGATCATTGCCATAAGGTACTTTGAAGTAATCAGTTTTGGTCTGAATAAGTTCGGCTTGCCTGTCACCTGAACTTCAATGGTGTTTGCATCACGAAGTTCTTCATTCTCCTTGGAACTGATATGTCTGAACTCCCATCTAACAGGTGTTCCGTCTGAACCAAGAAGTGAAGCAGTAGGTGCAAACTTTTCATTTTCCTTTACCTTTTTATTCGCTTTCATAAATGCACTAAATTTTGACATTTTGTTGTTCTCCCTTCTGTTTATCAAAGAATAGAAAAAACCCCTTATATGACCTTATATAAAAGCCACACAAGGGGTTCTGTTACTTAGTTAGTAAGAAAACCCGTGAGGTTTGCAAAAGATTCAGGCATTGAGAAGTCCTCAAATGTTCCTTCAATCTCTTCATCAAGGTATTCCCCGTCAGCATCAAATTTTGCTAACACACCGCCGTCAGTGTTGCAGTCATAGAAAATGATCGTCTGTCTGCCCGCATCACTGGTTGGGTCATCATTGGTGATCTGCATTTCAAAATACACATCTTCACCAGTGTTCTTATAGTCAAGTAATGCCTGACGAAGAACTGACTGGTTATAGTGTGCCGTGCCGGAAAAAGTACCTTCCATACCACATGACTTATGACCCGCCATGATTGCACCAAGGCGGGGAACAGTAGTCTTGGTTTTCTCAACCTTTGCTTCCATATCAATCATCTGCATGAAGTTGTATCTTCTACTTCCGATTGTGATAAAACATTCAGCAAGTTTTGCTGCAATAGTGTCCCTTGCTTTCATTGTTACATTCGGCATTTTATTTCACCCCTTTCTTACGCAACCGTAACCGTTTCATAGAGTTTACCCATAGCGTTCACAACGGTGATTGCTGATGTAATCACAACCGCCTTTTTGGAATCGCCCTGTGCAACCGTAACATCAGAATCAGTGAACCCTTCAATAGCACCAAGTTCCTGTAACTGTGTACGGATTTTCACCAAGTCAGACCAAAGGGAAGTTCTGCCTGATGCATTGTTTGGAACAACACCAAGATACTTAGTGTTGAAAAGAACTGCATCATCATTTCCCAACTGGTCAATAACTCTGATCGTCTGATTGTCCTTGAATACATCCCCGCAAGTGTCCGAAGTGGTCACCATAGAGTTAATATCTTCAAGCACACGGACAACGCCGTTGACCTTATGGAAAGTGAACTCACCCGCCTTGATTGCTGCTTTCAACTCATTCTGTGTGTAATTGGTATCAACGGTGAAACCGCCGTCATATTTCTTGTTCTGACAAGACTTATTGACCGCACAACCGCTTTCTGCACCAGTTACCCAGTACACAAGTGCTGCTTCTGACCATCCTGTATCTGTTACCTTGTTCTTCACACTGATAACGCCCATATAATCAGCAGACAGGTTGTAAACAACCAACTGGAACTTGATACCAAGTTCATCACGCAAACGCTTGTTGAAAGCCACATATAACTTCTTGGTAACATCATCAGTAACCACAACGCCCATAGTGTTGTAGGTGTATGATTCGATTTTATCCAAGTAAGCCTGATGTGCAGTGCCGTCAACCGTGCCGTTTGTACCACCAGTTAAAGGTGTTCCGGCAGTAACAGCAAGATCAGCAGCCTTGAATGTCACATAATCATTTGCCACAAGATCAGCAGCCTTGGCAACTGTCTGTGTGTCAACCTTGACCGTACCGAAGTAGGTTGTAACATCATACTTGCTTGCATCATCTGCATTTTTCTGAATCACGATCTTCAAATCGTTACCACGCACACCACAATACTTTGCAGTTGCGTATGTGTTCGCTGCCTTATCTCCACCACCGTTCAGACGATATGCGTATAAGGTCTTTGCACCCATGAACAGATCATTAAGACCAAGCATCTTAGGACTGTCAAAGGCATAACCAAAAAGTTTCAGGCTGTTCTTCTGAAAATCTTCATTGGTTACTTCAAAAACTTCCCCTTCAACACCCCAGTCAAGTTCAAGGGGCATTGTTGCAATACCTCTATCAGACAGTGCAGCAGATGCGGATGCAGCCGATACAAAGTTGATATAAGCACCGGGAAGTTCTTTGTTCTGTGAGGTAAATGTACCACCACCTAAAGCCATACTATTTCACCTGTCCTTTCATGTATTTTTCAACTAAATTGTCAACAGTTTTCATGGTGTAACTTTTATCTTCATCAAGAAGGGCATCCACCAAGTCCCTTCTGTTTGCAAAACGGGCAGATGCAAGAATCTGTTCCTTGCTGAACATTGGTTCAGTCTGTTCAGACCTTGCAGCAGTTCCCGTTGCTGTCTTTTTTGCTGCCATAATCAACCACCTTCCTTCACATCCGTGCTTGCCGTCATAGTTTCCATTGGTGTCTGTTCTTCCGTCTTGACCGTGAAAAAGTCATAATTGACAAAAAAATTCAGAACACCGTCAACCACCTGATGATTCATTTTTGAACCCCTGATTGGCTTGGTATCACCGTCTGTTGTGATATACTCCAAACAGTCATACATTCTTTCAGCCACATCAGCACATTCCCGCTGCTTCTTTGCAGACTGTGGGAAATACTGGATGTAGAACTGATTGGTACGTTCATACCGTTTGCCAAGGAAAAGGTTGTTGTTTGGGTTCAAGCAAGCAATAAAAAAACAAGGCTCTTTCAAACCTTGCTTAATTTCTTCATTGTGGATTTCATAATCATCCCCAAATTCTTTGTTCAGGGAACAACTGATTGCTTCAACTATTGAATTTATCATTTACCAAGTCCCCCTAAATATTTCTTGATTTTGTTTTCAAGCACCTTTGGGGCAATTTTCTGTAATTCCTGTTCAGATATGGTCATCATAAACTGACCCTTGACCCATCCTGAATGATTGGCTGTCCTGTGTCCGTATTCAACATAAGATGCGTATTCAACCGGGTTCACAATTTCAATGACATAGGTGTCACCAAAATGATTCACCGTCAGGCTGTCTGCATACCCTTGTGCTGATGCACGTTTTTCACCAGTCCAACCACGCCTTAATGTACCGCCCTTTTTTCCTGAACTTGCCGGGTACTGTCCGACAGGTGTTCTTTTGACCACCATGCGAAGCAACCGGGCAGCAAGTTCTTTTGCACACGATTCCACAAAGTCATCAGGATTTTGCAACTTTCCCAACTGCTGCTGAAAGTCTTTTAGACCTTTGCAGTCAAATCTTCCCATTCTACCCATTTACGCATATTCCTTGAACAGTTCAAGTGTGATTTCCTGATGCGTTGGATATGTGGAAGGGACACCGCTGCGGGTGTAGTCCGTGGTCACATTGTCCTGTGTTACTGTCAGTTTTGACCCCGCCTTGATGGTTACATCCGGGGAAACAAACAACTTTGTGCTTTGCGTGATCGTTGCTGCTGATTCTGACTGAATTGCTGTTTGCAGTTTTTCAAAAGATAATCTGCATGGTTGGTCTTGTAAGACTACAACCTCTGATTCTTCCATAAGTTTTGACTTCTCATTTTTTACCTTTTGCAGTTCTGTCACCGTCAAAGTACCAAAATAGGTTGCTTCAATGGCTTTCCTTGCAACTTTTTGTGCTGCCTGAATCTGCTTTACCATCTGATACGCCTGAATGAATTAAATTCAGCCTTTCCATAGGATAAAAGGTAATTGATGAAAGAAGTCAGTCTTTGTTCAGGGGTCATTGAACCTTCACCAGTCGCAAAAACCGTGTTGGTGTCCCCTGTCTGAATCTGCTTGACAGCATATTCTAAATCAAACCCGGTAAGGTCATCAGGTGCAAAGGTTTTCTTGGAAAGAAGAAATTCACCCACCGCCATATCAACGGCAATGTGTTCCAGTCCTTCCGGCACATCATTCCAGTTGATTTCATTCTTGATTGTGCTGCGTACTTTCTCAACACAAAAGGTCAAGGCAAATTCTTCATCTGCCTTGACCTCATAACCAAGTGATTTCAACCGTTCTTTTACTGTATCAGTATCAAACATTGCAACCACCCTTTCCGATCAGAAATTAACCACGGGAAATAATACGGGCAATCGGAACTGCCTTGTGTTCAATGGTCTTGGTATCAGATGCAACCAGTGACCAGTTCTTGCCGTTCCCTAACTCTGTGTTAGTTGGTGAATTGGTTTTCTGATCTACCTTGAGATAAGAAACACCTGAAACAGAAACAGCGTGACGTTTACGGGAAATAAGTGTGTCCTCACCGCCCCTTGTCTTAGCATCACGCACCATTTCATAAGGCACTTTTGCACCTACATCTTCAAATCCAATAGCACCTTCACCAAGGATATAAGTTGTGTACTCTGTATAAGCATCCTGTGCCTTGATACCTTTTTCTGTGTCCTCTGCAACAGCTTCAACAACCTTAGTAGGTAAAGAATCATCAATGATGACCAGTCTGCCATTCCAAGTACCCATTTCAAGATCACGTTCAATACCCTGTGCATCTGTATACTTTAAGTATGCAAGCAGTTTCAGATTTTCAAGATTAGTAGCAACCGCACTGTGACAGTAAACTAACTTGAACTTCTGCTTGTTGTCACCGCAAGCCTTCTGAATGGCACTGTTCAGGGTGGTTGCATCCATCTTCATAGTGTCATCAGTGTGTTCAGCACCCGCCTGTGCAATATCATAAGTATGTGCTTCAACAAACGCTGCATTGGACTTCTTAATGTCACCCGTTCCAGTGTCTTTCATCCCAAACACACCCTTTAAGATTGCAAGGATAACATCCTGATCTACACTGTTCCAGTAGTCATTGATCTGACTTCTTACGTTTGCCATGAAGTCAGTACCACCTGTTACATCATAACTGAAATCTGCTTCTGTCCAACCGTTCATTCTACCGTAAGTGAAAACACCCTGTTCAAAGGTGTCAGTCTTATCCGGTGTAACATTGTCAACACCGTCATAGTTCTGCGGTGTGCCGGAAAGCAGACCAAAGAACGGTAACACTGCGTAAACAGTACCAGTCTGTGAGTTGTTCACAAATGTGTCACGAAGTCGTGCATCACCAACGATTGCACGGGATTCACGCAACTTGTTCAGTTTCACGTTCGGAATTGCACTCATGTACTTACCGAACGCCTTTTCGTTAAAACTTTTAGCATCAAATTTTGCCATGTTTCAATTACCTTCCTTTCATCAAATTAAATCTGTGCATCCGGGTTTGCTTCCATGTAAGCGGTGAGTTCGTCATAACTCATTTTTGAGAAATCGACCGTTTCACCCTCACCCGGTTTCTTTTCCCCTGATGCTCCCGGCTGAAAACCTTTGAAATTCTGCTGCTGTTTCTGCTGCTTTTGTGCTTCAAACAGGAACTTGGTGTCATCACCACTTCTTAACTTCTCGATCTGTTCATCCAGTCCCTTGACATTTCCGTCCTTGTCAAGTTTGGCTTCTCCAAGTTCAAGTAAGGCTTTGACAGCTTTGATGTTCTTTGCCTTTGCACCAGTAAGTGCCTTTTCAACCGCAAAATCAATTTTCAACTGGTTCAGTTCAGATTCATGGGTTGCCTTGGCAGTGGCATTTTCAGTCTGTAAGTCCTCAATCTTCTTTTTCAGATCAGCGTTGTCCCCGGCAGATGCTTTCAGGGTTTCTAACTGCTTGTCACGGTCACCGACCTGTGTTTTCAGTCCTTCAACCTCTGTCTGCAAGTTCTTGATTTCTGTTGAAGCAGTACCCTTTGCGTTCTCAATGTCATCACCATTGATTTTCATTACTGAATCAGCCTGTTCCTTGGTAAGTCCTAAATCCTCTAACTGTTTTCTTGTCATTTCTATACCATCCTTTCAAATACGTTTTTATACGGGGTTACTCCCACATGATTGATTGATTTTGTTCGGTTTACGCTTGACAACCCGCAAGAAAAAAGACACCCGTTGCCGGATGCCTTTTCTATGTGCTACTTGACCCAGTAGCCGGGAGATAATCAGGATCACCATGCCTTTCTCATTGTGTATGTTTTCATGTGCCTTTTATCCCCCTTTCTGACCTCATATAACAGCCATATAGCAATTATTACAGGTCTATTGATAACTTGTTAAGGTATGAAAAAAGCACGGTTATTTGACCGTGCTTTCTATACTCTATCTTTGAAGAACTCACACCATTCAGGATTTTCTTCATCAAATATTTTTTTCTGTTCAGGTGTTAGGTTGTGCGGATAATCAGCAAACATATTGAACACTTGCTTTTTGTCAAAACTGAACAGCCATTCACCGACTGAATCAGGTGTATCTTTCCACCAAATCTGATCTGTTTCATTGTTTTTGTACCAGTTACTTGACATCACCCGTCACCCCTTTCTTCTGACTTTCTACTGCGGTATTTATATACCCAAGAATTTGTTCAAATTCAGTATTTTCATTGAATGATTCAACATCCATAAGAACAACCGATTTTTCCCAAACCTTGCCGAATTGCTTATCAACTGTTTTCCTACATCCAAAACGCTTATTCAGTGTTGCAGCCATTGAACCATAACGGTCAAATGGCATCCACCCGTTCTGAAATTTTGATTGAAGTTCCAAGTATTCAACACCGCTGTCAACCCGTCTGACAATGGCTGCGTGTTTACCAGTTGCAAGATAGTATTCTTTATTCAAGACAAGGTTATTCAGGACTTCCATTGTTCCTGAAATTTCTTTCTTGACCATTGTGATTGAACCATTCACACCCGGTAATTCCAGTATTTTCTTAATGTTACTGTTCATAGAAAATACATACTGACTACTGCCACCCCTGAAATCAAGAACATCAAGTCCGTTCCTGTTTCCAATGTATGCAAAAGCCAGTGAAGAACATGAACCCTTGGTCATATCTCCACCTGCAAGCCTTTCAATGATTTCATCAGATGACAACGGCTGTGAAAGTTTCTGAACAGGTCTGTGTTCAACCTTGTCCGCTTCACACGCTTTCTGAATCTGTTGAAATGCTTCACTTGGTTCTTTTTCTTTGATTGTATCATCACTGTTGACTGCTTGCAAGCCTGACTTATCACCATTAACAAATGCCTTTTCCCATTCTTTATAGGTCATATTGCCCGGTACAAAGTAGGTCTTGCCTGTTTCTTCATCCCGTGCAGCACGTTCACCAACAGCATCAAATTCATCATCAAAATATGGTACTGTGGTTGAACGGCAATGAACATGAAACGGCGGTGCAGTCACACCAACCTTCCATTCAGACATAGGGAAATGCTTGCCGTCCATACCCCGGCATATATCCGAAGTGTGGGAATCCAGTGTTGCCACAATCTCAAACTGTTCAACATCCAGTTCAGTGAAGCAGTCCTTTTGTGCTGCGGAACTGAAAAAGGCTTCTTCTGTCATTACCAACCGCCCGGCGTTGGTCTTGGAAGTGTTCATCTTCCGGGCAATTTCATCAATGGCTTTCTGTGGGTCTTTTCCCAAGATGATGTTCTGTGTCAGGGTGTTGTTCAGTTCATTGACCAACTTCTGACGGTTGCCCCATATCCTTTCACTGAAATTCTTGCCGTCAACCGCCCAAGGCTTATTGATGACCTTGCTGATCTGCTTGTCATCCAGTGCGGAAAAGTCCCAACCAACACCCACGCCCTTCTGAATTTCATAGGCTGTGTGATAATAGCCGGACTTGTAAACATTCCGCATTGTATTGTCAATGCTGTCAAGTTGGTTTCCAAACATAACTTCAATGCTCTGTTGGGTCTGCAACTTCAAGGCTTCAAGTCTGCTGATATGGAATCTTGCAGATGCGTTTTCAAGCTGCTTGACCCAAGTACCGTTGATCGCATTTTCCTGACCGTACTGAATGTACTGGTTCACATCCCATTTCAGTTCAGCAAGTTCCTTTGCGTTCAACATCCGTTTTGCTTCTGCAAGGGTTACCCCATTGTTAGATGCAAAACGCTGATACCATGCAGCAATCTGACCTTCAAGTTGCTTTTGTGCCTGTCGGTATTGTTTTTCAATATCCGCATAGCACTGAACCCCCTGTTGGTGTGCAGCCTGTTCAAGCAGTTCAAAACGCTTCTGCCAGTATTCACCGTTATTCATCTACTTCACCGCCCTGACTTCCCTGTGACGGGTCACCTTTATTGTCAGGGTCATCATCTGCACCGTCACCGTTTTGGTTCTGTGTACCAAATGGGTCATACTGTGCAAGCATTTCTTTCTGTGCTTCTTCCTTCTGCTTTTTCAGGCGTTCCATTTCAAGTTGCGGGTCATCTACCCAAGGGTGCATACTGATGATTGTTTCATCAGAAATGATTCCCTGTGACTTCTGACAGTTATCAATAATATCTGATTCATTCATCAGCATATCACGGTTGAATACCACATCAACCCCATCTTCTTCACCTTCAAAATCACCCTGTCCCGTATTGGCAAGGTGGCAGTTGACAAACCAAAGTACATCATCCATTGTTGCCTGTGCTTCTGATTCCGTATCATTGGCATCTGTATCAATGTCAGAGTACATTGACTGAATGTTCATCTGATTAGGATTGCCGGAAAGTCTGTCATCCTTGGCATCATAACCCATTGCGTTCTCAATCAAGGCTTTCTTGAAGATTTCCACAATGGTCTTGTAATTCTCTGCATTGACTGTGATTTCAAGGGTTTCAACCCCGCCCTTGGTGTCACCGTCATATCTGACCTTTACTGCACCATAGGTTGCAAGGTTCTTCCTAAACTCACCTAAATTAGTACCGTCATAGTTCTTCAATACCAAAATGGTGTTCCGGGCATCTTCTTGCATATTATTTTCAAAGTCAGACAGCATCACATTGATGCCATCCTGTAATGACTTGACTTTCTTAATCAGCGGTGTTTCCTGTTCATTGGCTTTCAATGGAATCAGGGGAACACGCTGCCAGTTGAACACTTGAACATTTCCGGCAGCATCCGTCATTGTAACGTGTGGGAAGTCTGCGGTTTCATTGTTCACAATGTCAGGAATCAGTTTCCCGCCATCAAGAATGAACAGGTGAACACCATTCAGATCATACAATTCAACCTTTTCAATGAACTTCCTTTGATTGCCGTCATAGGCAACCGTCACATAATGCCGGATGAAGAAATCAAGTTCAGTATGTTCAGAATCTTTCCAAAATGGCAAAATCTCATAAGCGGGGAAAAGCCTGAAAGCAAATTCACCCCGTTCATTGTAGTATGGATATAGCCAAGCAATACCGCCGTTATATGCAGCTTTGCCAGCACTTTTCAATGTTCGCATGAACTTCTTGTCAAATATCTTTTTCAGCAGTTCAATATATGCAGTGTTTTCACCGCTTAGTGTGAACGGCTTACCAAACAGATAATTGGCTTTCTGATTGACCATCTTTGCATACTGGTTATCAACAATTCTGTTGTTTGGTAGGTTCTCAACAACTTCAAGTTCCCCACCTTCACCGATCATTGTACGCTTGCGGTGAATTACATCATGGTCACCGTCATAGTACAAAAATCCTTTTATCTGCATCATTCTACGGGGTGAACACTTCCATGCTGCAATTTCCTTTTCAAGAAATTCCAAGTTGGTCATGTGTGCCTTTGCCCCTTGCAATATGAAATTGCTAAGTTTTAATGTGATTGCATCCACAAAGGAACTGAACACGGTTCAATTCACCCCTTTCATTGCATAATAAAATCAAAACCCCTGAAAACACTATGTTTCCAAGGGTATGTGTTACTAATTTGTTTCTAATATCTCAAAAAGTAGTTATACAGGTGTCATAGGCGGTCACCGATTGCAACCGCCCCGGAGTAAGCATTTGACAACCTTTTCCTACCGTCCAAAAAGAAACGGCTGCTGACACCGTGTATTCTACCCGGTAATTGCTTAATCAAAACTAAAGGCATCACCTTTTGCCATCTGTTCAATCGCATAACGCATTGCATCCATCAGGTGGTTGAAATCATCAATAGGGCGGTTCAGTTTCTTGCCCGTCTTGGCATCCTTATCCCACTGATAGTTGCTGATCTCTGTGATGAAATTCACGCAACGGGGATGAATGATAATATGATAGTCCTGTATGAAGTCAATGCCGTTGTTGATGCTGTCCTTGCCCTTCCTTGCTTTCCTGATTCCTTTCAGACCCAGTTCACGCAAGCGGTCAATGCTCTTTGGTTCTGCTGAATCGGCTGTGATCTTCTCTTTCACATATCCCATCCGCTGAACCTGTTCGGCAATGGCTTCATTACTCATGCCCGGCTGATACATTTCATCAAAGACCCAAATGGTCTTACTTGACTGATCTATCAGACCACAAAACAGTGCTGACGGGTCATTTGTATAACCAAAGTCAAGACCGAATACAGACTTGACCCCGGCAATCTTCTTGACTTCATCAACACTGAACGCCTTTTCTTCCCAATTTTCATAGACAAGACCGTCTACAATACCCCAATCACCAAGACCCGCCACTTTGTAACGCCTTGGGTTTTGCTTCTTCATGGTTTCAAAGACTTTTAAGTCTGCCTTATCCAACCATTCATTGCACTTGTAGTTGGTGGTCATTGCAAGGGTTTCATCATCTGTGTTATCAAAAAACCGCTTCTTTATCCAGTGGTGTTCATTCCACGGGTTCAGTGTAAGGGTTATTTGCTTGAACAGTCCTGAACCGTCAGGAACAGCACCACGGATTGATTCATCAAGCATATTGAAATCATCTTCTGAACTGATTTCATACGCTTCTTCAATCCACATCCAACACAAGCAACCAATATCAACGGTTATTGATGTTACTTTCAGGGGGTCATCCAGTCCCCTGAAATAAATCTTTTGACCTGTTGGTTTATAGGTCATTTCAAGTGGTGATTCTTTGATTTCCCAAAAGGCATCAACGCCAAGGCGGTGAATCGCCCACTTCAATTCTGTGAAACAGGAATCTTTCAGTGTCCTGAATGTTTTCC